CGCCGCGTCGCCGAGCAGATCCCGGCGCACCACGCCACCGTCTACCGACTCCTCGAGGGCGAGACCGAGTGCCCGACCCGCGCGGTCCGCGCCGGCATCGAACGCATCGTCCAGCAACACCAGAACCAACAAGGCAAGCCATGACCACAACCCAGACCCAGTTCGGCGGCTACCAAGCCACCAAAAGTCCCGACGGCACCCTGACGATCCACCGAGTGCCGATCTTCGTCGAGTGCTCGCGCGGCTCGGTGGACTTCGACGCCCAGTGGATCGCCGCCGCCGTCACCAAGGCCAAGCAGGCCGAGAGCGAGGGCTACCTGCCGCCGCTCCACGTCCGGCACCACGAGGACGGCCCGGGCCCGGACGACGTCCGCCCGGCTGGCTTCTTCCGCATCCTCGAGGCATCCCCGATCACCTTCAAGGGTACCCGGCGGCTTGCGGTGTTCGCGGATCTCGTCATCACCGACCCTACGGTCGAGGCGGATGTCCTGTCGAAGCGCCTACCCTACCGGAGCGTCGAGATCTTCGACGTCGAGGCGCCGGCGATCGACTCGCTCGCATTGCTCGACCACGAGGCGCCGTACCTCGAGCTGCCGATGCTGATGGTCGCGGACGTCAAGACCGGCACCGCGGTGCCGAACCGCGCGGACGCCCTGAGTTTCGCAAGTGCGACTTTCGGCAACCCGTGGCTTGACAGGGCCTCGCAAAGCGACGGACCCGTGGTAGCGTGCTTTCGTCGGGGCCATAGCGCCCACTTGTTCTACGAGGACTCCATGCCCAACCCCAAGAAGGAAGACGAGAAGATGGCCGACACCGAGAAGAAGGAAGGCGAGCAGATGCAGGAGGGCGCCATGCTCGACGTGAAGGCCCTCGTGAAGGCGATCGAGGACGGCTCCATCTCCGTTGCGGACATGGACGCCATCCTCGCTGCGATCCAGAAGCAGCGCACCGCCGCCATGCCCGAGGTCGAGGTCGAGGAGGCGCCGGCCATGGCCGCGCCTGCTGCCGATCCGAAGGCCGCCATGGCGAAGGGCGAAATGGACGAAGCGATGGCTCGCCTGCGCGGTGAGCTCGACGCCCAGAAGGCGCGCCTGAATGAGCGCGACGAAGCGGACAAGCGCCGCGAGGACGTGTCGGTGGCGGTCCAGCGCCTCGCCGGCCGCCCGCTCGGCAGCGACCTCGAGCAGCGTCTCGTGGCGTTCCACAAGGACCACGGCGCCCAGGCCTTCAAGGCCTACGTCGACTCGATGGTCCAGACGTTCGGCGCGCTCGCCGGTGCCGACGAGGAGACCCTGGCGGCGTTCGCCGGCCAGAGCACGAAGGCCCCCGAGGTCGCGCTGTCCTACCAGGCAGCCGGCACCGACGCCGTCGAAAAGGCCGCCCGCTTCGCTCGCGAGTGGCAGGACCTGAGCGCGCGCGGTGTCACCCGCATGGGCCAGGACCGGTACGTCGAGCTGAACATGGAGCGCGCGGGCGTCAAGCTCGCGAAGCGCGGCTGATCCACCAACATCCCAAGCTGAGGACCTGAACCATGGCTGATTTGACTGCAGACACCGTCCACAAGACCTACCCGCGCGCGGGCCGGGTCTCCTTCACTGTCGCGAACGGCGTCACCCTGTACGCCGGCGCGCTCGTCGGCATCAACGCCGGCGGCTACCTGGCAAAGTGGGCCGATACGGCCGGCCACAAGTTCGCGGGCGTTCTGCTTGCGGGCGCTGTTGGCAACACAAGCGCGACCCCGCCCGTCGAGGGCCGTGTCGACACCTCGGGCCTCACCATCAAGGGCGCCCTCGTGGCATCCCTCGCGGTGACCGACGTGAACGCGCTCGTCTACTGCACCACGGACAATCCGGCGGATTTCAGCCTGTCGGCTGGCTCGAACACCAAGGCCGTCGGCTGGGTGTCGCGCTACATCTCGAGCGGTGTCGGCGACGTCACGCTCTTCACTCCCGAGGAACACTGGGGCCTCAACTGAGGACCTGAAAGGAACGACCACCTATGTCCACCGTCATTGCCAGCCAGGTCCTTGCGAACGGTCTCCGGACCGAGTTCGCGGACATGTACTCTGCGATCCAGAACCGCCAGGCGGATTCCCGCCTTGCGATGATCATGGACCTCTCCATCGGAGCCACGAACCGTCAGCACGAGTTCGCGTACTTCGAGGCCGCCCCGCATATGGACTACTGGCGCCGCGGCGACGCGATCCCCCAGGACGCCATGAAGTCGGTGCAGTTCACCGTCCCGGTCTACACCTGGGGCCGGCGCGTCGCCTGGCACAAGGAAGACCGCAAGGATGACCAGACCCAGTCGCTGTTCGACGTCGCCCGCATGGCGGGACAGTCGGCCGCGCTGCTGCCGGTCCGGTTCTTCTTCGACCTGATCCAGGGCGCCACGACCACGCTGCCCGCGGTGCCGACGGCACCGGACGGAGCGGCCATGTTCGCCACGACGGCCGGCGGTGCGAACCGCTTCGGTGTGTCGAGCGGCAACCTGCTCACCGGTGGCGGCGTCGCCAGCGTGTCGGCCATCCGGACCGACTACTACAACGCGATCGAGCAGTTCAAGCAGTTCCAGGACGGCAAGGGTCAGCCCCTGCTGTCGGACGAGATCATCGACGCCGGCGTCGTGATCGTGCACGGTGCCGCGAACACGGAGGCCTTCGAGGAGGCCTTCATGCAGCAGCGCCAGGGCATCGTGAAGGGCACCGACGCGGGCACCACGCCCTCGAACCTTGTGCTCGACGCGAACCGCAACGTGACGCTGTGGGGATCCAACCGCATCACGGACAACGACTACTACATCTTCCTCAAGGCTGCGCCGAAGAAGGCGACGTTCATCCTCGACCGCGAGGGCGTTCGCGAGTTCTCGTCGCTCGAGGGCGACAACAACAGCGACCACACCCGCAACACCGGCGAGGAGTACGTCCAGTGGGAACGCCGTGCCGGCGCCGGCATCGCGCTGCCCTACAGCGCCATCAAAGTGAACAACTGACCCGATGGCGCGGTGCGCCGAAACCGCGTAGGCTCACGCGAGCCAGTCGCTCAAGGTGGGCGGCTGGCTCGTTTCCTTTACCTCATGACACGGAGAAGCCCCGTATGAGCACCAACAAGCCCCAGACCTCCCCGAAGAACCCCGACGTCGGCAAGCCCGCCGTCGCGGTGCCGCCTGTCCGCGCCTCGGGCGCGAAGACCAAGATCGACGGGTCGCAGCTCGTCCCCGACCTGAACAAGGCCAGCCGGAACGCCGGCGGCGTCCTGCAGTCGTATCGGTACTGGGTCGGCGTCACGCCGAGCTGCCCGGTCGAGCATATCGACCTCGCCGGCATCAACTTCCCGAAGGTAAACGAGAACCTCGTCGACGACCCCATGCGAACCGGCCAGCGCCGGCGCGTCCCGGTCATCGGCGCGATCGTGTTCCTCACCGAGGACAAGATCAAGAAGATGCGCGAGCGCCTGCCGCGCACCGTCATCCGGTTCTACGACAATGACCAGGGCGAGCGCGACGAGCCGGGCACCGGACAGAACATCGGCGACAACCACCGCCGGCCGCGCCGCGGTGAGCCGATCACCATCCCGAACGCCGAGGAGGTCGAGCAGCGCCGCAAGGCCGGCAAGCCGACGCGCCAGTACATCCCGAACCCGAATGACGTGCCGGCCGCCCGGTACATGTTCGCGGTCTTGTGCGCCGATCAAGTGAACGGCAGCCGCGGCGACTACTACCCAGAGACCCTCGAGACGACCGGCCTGGAATGGCCCGGCGAGCTCGAGCTGAACGAACTAATGAGCTAGCGAGGAAACCATGTCCGGAACGCCTACCGAAGCCGAGATCCAGACCCAGTGGAAGAACACCGTCGCCATTCTTGAGGCGATCCGCAACTTCGCCGATGGCACCATGGCCGGCGCCGGCGGCAAGTTCGACACGCTGATCCAGAGCCTCGAGGGCGAATACACGCCGCTCGAGCTCGCGGACTTCGTGAATACGACGCGCTCCGGGCTCTCGACGCTCATCACGCCAAGCCAGGCGACGGCGGCCCTGACGCCGGTGATGTACGAGTACGCCCGCATCCTCGCGACGAGCGCGACGCTCGGCCAAGGCTCCGGCTACCGGACGCCCGCCGAGCTGTTCCGCGCCATCTACGAGTGGTTTCACGCGAACTCGTTGTCGGTGGCGTCGGGAAGTATCAGCTACGACGCGAGCGTGACTGCCGGCGGAAGCAACGTCGGCAACGGCGCGCTCACGCGCCTCACCGTCGACGAGAACGGCTACAACCTCGAGGCGTGCCACGTCGAGAAGAAGATGTTCCGGTGCCGTGCAGACCAGAACAGCGGCACCGACAAGAACGCCGAGGTCTTCGAGTTCGTCGGCACCGCGGCGAGTTACGATAGCCTCCTTCGCGGGGCTTACGGCAGCGGCGAGAGCCAGCGCACGACGATCGTCTCGAAGCACGCCGGCACGGGCAACGGCGGCAGCCTGCTCACGAACAGCAGCTTCTCGGAGTACAGCGCGACCGGGACGCCGAAGTTCACGGCGTGGACCGAGTCGGCCGGCGGTGCTCAGGTCAGCCAGGACACGGTGAACTACTACCGGACGCACCCCGGCGCCCAGACGAACGCCTCCCTGAAGATCACCGGCGGCTCCGGAATCGTCACGCTGAAGCAGCCGCTCACGGCGATGCGCGTCCGGCGCCTCGACCCGAACACGCCCTACTTCTTCCGCATCATGGTCAACCCGACCATCGGAAGCGCCTCGGGCGGTGCGATTGTGATCCGCGTCGGGTCGCAGTCGGTCACTACAAACGTCTCGGCTCTGAGCTCGGGATGGAACGAGCTGACGCTGCCGCTCACAAGCGCGAACTGGTTCCGCAACTTTGACCAGGACGCCTTCGACGTCGAGATCGAGTGGACCTCGGGCTCGACATCCGGCTACCTGCTGGTCGACGACG